ACGACAAGATTGTCGTCACCGTGGACTAAAATTATGCTTTCAAAACTACTGCAGCCGTTTGCTCGTCTGGAAGCGTATAGTTCCAGGGCTGCAATGGTCTTGACACCATTGATGAAGGAGTTTCTAGTGGAAGTACAGGGTGAACCACTAGTCATAGTGTGAGCAACTTCGTATTTAAGCCCGTGTGATGAATAACCCTTAACATAATTCATTGACTTGCTGGCTTCATAAGCCTGGCCGTAGTCACGGATGCCGCATGCATCCTCCACGAGATTGTACAACTTAGTGCACTCTTCACCCTGATGACAGTCATATCTACTTTCGTCACCCTCCATAAGGGTAACGTCTTCCTCTCCAACTCTTGTGCGTATCTCACCAATCTCTTCTGCTGTCATGCCACCGGTATAGATGACAAAACAGGAACTGCCGCCAGCGAGCTCCGTGAACTGTGTAGGTCCAAAGATCTCCTTAAACTGTTGCGACAGTTTATAAGTGAAAGGGCCATAGGCAGCATTAATCCTGTCGGACCCGCCTTGGATAGCTCTCGGATCGAAATCTTCAACAGAGAAACCACCTTTCATAGTGAGTTCGCGCTTAGCGAACATTTTACGCACGTAATCCTCTGGTTTAAGAGGTTCCGAGTTTAATGAGCTATAAGCCTCAGCTTGTTTTAAAGCTCTAGAGCGGACGAAACGACTGTTCCATTCCACAAAATGTTTGTCGATGAATGTAGGCTCAATGGCTTCGAAACGTGCAATATAACGCCTCGATGTTTTAAACACCATATCCCAAGCCGCAACCTGGGGAGTTCCTACGGTCATTAATGCCCTGTTGGCCGCCGCTACTGTCTCATTATTGATAGACGAGTAGGGCACGATGGGTATGTAATTAGAAAATGTGGTCGATACAGCATGAAACTGAGGTTTGTCGTCTATTTTTTCACGACTAGTTTTGCTTAATTTCGACCCTACGCGGCGGGTTCTCAAAACCCCACTGCTCTCATAACCTGGCAAACCTTTAGGCCAGTGTTTAGCAGCGTCAAACGTGGAGGAAGGAACAGAGGACCTGTTCCTATTGTACATGTCTACAGTTAAAGGTGTGTCAGCTGACCCAAAACAACAACTCAAAATTCCAGCGTAATGCTTGAAATCTAGCACGTTGGCGAGAGCGTTGTAAAGGCGAACGTTAGCTGGTGAACACACCGAGTTAAAGGCTGAAATTTCATCTTCCAAAGTGAGGATGAAAGCCATAGCTGAACCGTAGATAGTGCTATCCAACCGCATCTGATTTGGCATTGACATTTTGTCACTCTTAACCAAATT